CATTACCAAATCAGGAAGCAAACCGTTTAAATAGTAGATAGTGTGAAGCAAACACCGGAAAAAAATAGGGAGGTAAAAAAATGACACTGAATAACATTGTCGAAGAGACAGAAGAAAAAGCACCAGAAGTAGAAACTAGCGAGGTTGAAGAAATCGAAGAATTAACCGACACAGTTGAAGACGAGGAAGTTGCAGAGGCGGACAACGAAGATGAAAAAGCACCAATTGAATTAGAAGACACGCCAAAAAAAACTTATACCGAGGACGAGTTGGAAGAAATCGCTAAACAGCGTGAGCGCAGAGCAAAAAGAAAAATGGAGCGCGAATATGAAAAGCAACTTGCCAAGTATAAAGAATTGGAAAGAGTAATGAATGCTGGAACCGGCAAAACAACTTTGGACGACATTATCGCATCCACAACATCATACTACAAAGAAGAGGGTATTGAGATACCAGAAAACAAACCTAGATTAAGTGATGAAGAAGTTGAAGTTTTAGCAAAACACAAAGCACAAAAAATATTAAACCTACAAGACATCGGGATGGTGGAAGAGGAATTGGAAGACCTTGCTAGTAAAGGTAGAGAAAATATGAGTGCCGAGGAAAAAATTATCTTTCAAACGTTGGGAGAATACGTAGTAAAAGAAAAAGACGCTATGGAATTGAAAACTCTTGGAGTTGATAAGGCTGTTCTAGACAGTACGGAGTTCAAAGATTTAAGAAGTAAGTATAATGGTAGCGCAACGGAAGTTTACGACCTTTATAAAAAAATATATAAAGTGGAGGAAGCACCGAAAAGTCCAGGGACTATGAATACTAAACCGGCAAACGATGGCAAGGAATTTTATAGCGAAATGGACGTTGAAAAATTGGCGAGAAAATACACGCCGGAACAACTAGCGAAAAATCCAAAATTATTAGACAAAATTAAAAAATCAATGGGAAGTTGGTAAAACCAACTCAAAAGAAAAAGGAAAGAGGATTAAACAATGGGAACACTAGAAGCACGTAGAACTATATGGGCTGCTGAAATGTTAAAACAACTTGAAACTTTAACGTCAGGTCGTTCATTATCAGATTACAAATACAGCAAAGACGCAATGGGAGCAAAAGAAGTTAAAATTATCGGTGTTGTTAGACCATCAGTAAGAAATTACACAGGAGCAGACATCACAATCGATAGCGTAGCAGATGACGCAATGCTATTAAAAATGGACCAATACAAATATATCGCAGTTGAACTTGACAATGTTGATAAAGCACAATCAAACGTTCAAATGGAAGAGTGGGCATCAGAGGGAGCAAAAGCATTAGCAGATACTGCTGACGAATATGTAAACTCACTTGCACAATACGCAGATTATATTTCAGGTTCAACAGACATATCAACAGAAAGCAATACAAAAGTTTTAGTTAAAGGAGCAACAATTCAACTTTACAAAAATAACGTTTCAGTTAAAGAAGAGTTATTTGGACAAGTTGAGCCAGAGTTCTATGCAGCATTAAGAAATGAAGTTACTTCACTTGATACTGACAACACTGAATTACGTAAGAAAGGTATTGTTGGAAATTATTTAAATGTAAACTTTATGATTGATAACAAACTTTATAACGACGGAACTGACTATTACAATATAGTAAGAACTAAAAAAGCAATCGCTTATGTTGAACAAATCAACGACATTAAGTTCTTTAACCCAGAAAAAAGATTTAATGAAGCAGTTAAAATACTTATGGTATTTGGTGCTAAAATCGTTAGACCAAAAGAACTTTACATTATGAAATCTCACTAAAATTAAAATTGATAAATTAAAATCAATTTAAGAAAGGAAATGAATTATGGCAGTAGTAGTATTAACTCCACAAAAAGTTGAGGAAAACATTGCAAAAGTAATTACAATGACATCAAGTACAACTGACGGAGTTGAATTTGTAGTACCGGTAGGAATGGAAAGTTTCTATGTATTATTTAACAACACTTCAGCAGACACAGCGTACGACGTTACTTTGAAGAGACCAACAAACGGTGGACACGCAAGTGCAGTTGCAGATGCAACAGCAGTTGAAATAGCAGCAGGCGGAATTGCAGTATTATTTGTTGAAACAGCAAGATGGATGGATCATTCAACTCGTAAAGTTTTAGTAGATAGCGAAAACGCAGCAATCAAAGCAGCAGTAGTACACAAATTTTAATATTAGGGGTGTAAACCCCTTTTATCATAGGAAAAGATAATCGCGGTGCAATTCCGCGGACTATGACCAATTATATGAATAAGGAAAGAGGTAAAATATGGAAAATATTACAAAATTAACGGACGAAAAATTAAAAGAGTTAGGACTTAAACTTTATATTATGGAACCGCGCACAAAAACTTTCGGTGGAATTAAAATAACAAAGGACACAGAATTTACAGATGTTGAGGAGTTAATAACAGAGAGCGAAGATAAACTGTCGACAAGAAGTGTTATAATTGAGCAAAAATTGAGTGGATTTATTTTAGAAACAAAAATCACTTCAAAATTAAATATTCCGGGATTTGATACGGAAGAAGTTAAGGTTAGTAAACAAGATTTATCTTTATTAGGTAAAGAAGAATTGTTGCTTGTATTTGTAAACGAAGAGGGTTGGGGAGTGCCTGACGCTAAAATGATTACACCGGAGAAAGCAATTACAACTTTGGAACTTTTAAAAAACAAGGGGGAGTAGAAAATGACAATAGGTCAATTAAAAAAAGAAACATTGGCACTAATAGAAGAATATAATGGCGAGGCAACTTTTACAGATGATGCTGATTTAAAGGCAAAATTGAATTATGCTATCAACACAATTCAAACAGAGTTGGCATTAAGTGTTGCGCCAATTATTAAAAAAAGCACAATTGCAAAGGCGAGTGAGAGCGATTTAAGTTCTAACTTACCGAGCGACTTTTACCAACTTTATAAACTTGCCGAATGTTCATTTGATATATTCACAAGCACGATTGAGTTTAATAACGATTATGTTGGAAATATCAATATGTATTATAAAGCGTACCCAACAAGAATTATAGATACAACGCTTGATACAGTTGAGTTAGAAATTGATAGAAACGCACAAGAAATAATGAAGTGGGGCGTTGCTAGTGAAATACTAAAAATGGACCCAGCAATCGATTACGGAATATTTGAGGCAAAATATCAAAACTTAAAAGCAAATATTGATAGCCGAAAAAACGGAAATGTTATTCAAATAGTAAGTTTAGAACCAAGTAGAAACTATTTTTAAATAAATAAGAAAGGAGACACACAATGGAAATAATGGACAATATACCGAGAAGTGTAAAAACTCCGTTTCCGCGAACTTATGGCGATTATAGAGGTGTAGATTTTGCCAATTATAATGTGAGTTTATTAAGAAGTCCGGACGCATTGAACGTTTGGAAAGATTACGATGATGCAGAAGGTAAAGGAATTGAAACGCGAAAAGGTATGACGCTTATTGGCAATTTTGGTAGTAATGTGTACGGAAAACACTTCGTGAAGATAAACGGAACAGAGCAATGCCTGGTACACGCCAACGACAAACTATTAAAATGGACTAATTACCCTACTATACCGGCGACAACAAGCGAAATCAAAGCGAGCGGTATGAACACTCGTAAAAGTAGTTCGTTTGTGTATGACGCTAAATTATATATAATAGACGGTCTTAATTATTCAGTATATGACGGTTCGACAATAGTTAGTGTCGCTTCCGTTTCTTATATACCAACAACCACTATAAATATGACACCGGCAGGAGTTGGCGAGACTTACGAACAAGTAAACATTTTACAACCAAAACGCAAAAATTCATTTGTAGCAGATGGAACAAGTTTAACGTTTAAGTTAGATGCCGAAAACCTAGATTTAGTTTCAGTTTACACGATGACGGCAATAGTAAATGGAGTTAGTAAAATTGAAACAATAGATTTTACAGTTGATAGAACGACCGGAATAGTTACTTTTTTAGAAGCACCATCTGCACCACTTACAGCGGGACAAGGTAATGTAATTATCACATTTAGTAAAACAGTTAGTGCTTACACAAATTTAATAGAAAAATGCACAATAATTGCAGAATTTGACAAACGTATTTTCTTTACAGGAAATCCAGACCAACCAAGCAAAGTTTATAATAGTGCTTTATCTAATCCGGCGTATATTGGCGATTTAAGTTATTCTACGCTTGGTACAGATATAAACAGTGTTAAGACACTTATACCTGGTAATAACGTTCTATGGGGTGTTAAATCGGGCGGTGGAACTAGTATATTTTATCAAACGCCAAGACTTGACAGCACCTTTGGTAAACTTTACCCGAACCAACAATCTAATATTACAATCGGGTGCGATGCAACCGGAATAAACTTTGGGGACGATATTGTATTTTTAAACAAACAAGGATTAAAAGCAATTCAAAATGTTGATATACAAAGCGAGAACTTATTAGCACATAGAAGTTCGCTAGTAGACAATAAAATGACAAACGAAACCAATTTTGCAAATGCTGAAATGGTTGAGTATAAAGGTTATTTAGTTGTATTAGTAAACGGACACATTTATTTAGCAGATGGACGCCAAAAATGGAGTAACGAAGATACCGCTAGTGTTGAATACGAATGGTACTATTGGGAAATGCCAAACACAATTACTTATATAAAATCTTATGGCGATGTTTTATATTTTGGTAATGCTGCTGGAAATGTTTATAAATACGACGGAACTACCGACAATGGGACGGCAATTACTAGTTATTGGACTACACCACACGACAACTTTGGAACTGACGGTTTAAGAAAGACAACTAACAAGCGTGGTGGAACGGCTGCGGGAACAGGAGATATCACAGTTTCAATGGCGAAAGATCGCGGAACTTACGATTTAGTCGCTTCTTACATGGGAGTTACTGACTATATTGTTTATAAAAAGAAAATCACAAAAGCAAGGGAAATATCACTGAAATTCAGTTCGACAACTGCCTTTAAATTATATAGGGCAAGTATTGAGGTTTATGTCGGCGGATATGTTAAATAAGGAGGAAGATTATGATAAATGACCCAAGATATGAACAACTAAAAACAGAAGAACAAAATATGCAACAAAAGTCCCTTGATTTAACACAAGGACTAGTTGAAAAAAGCGCAGGAATTGCTGAACAACAAAATGCATTCCTTGACACTTACCAACAAGAGCAAAAAGATATAGTAAATCGTGGTATAGAATTAGAACAACAAAAGTTAGGACAAGTAAAAACTGACCAAGCAAAGGCGTTTCAAAAAGAGGCGACAGGTGCTTACACCGACTACCAAAAATTTACTAATCAATATGGTGCGCAAGCAGAACAACAAGCGATGGAAGGAACTACCGGTACAGGTTTTTCCGAAACCTCAAAAGTGCGCGCTTATGGCGAATATCAAAGAAGATATACTAGCGCAAAAGATACAATGGAAAAAAATAATGTTGCGGTTGATTTAGCAATGAGCGAAGCAAGGTTGAAAGGCGACGTGCAATTAGCACAACAAGCGCTTGAACTTTACACAATGAAAAATCAAAATACATTACGCGACTTTGAATTTTCAAGCAATTTAGCATTACAACAAATAACTACTAATATGAATATTGCAAATATGTTCTACGGTAGACAACAAGATTTAATAAATCAAATAACTCAACAACAACAAGCGCAATTCCAAAGAGAACAGTTTGACTATTCAAAAGAGCAAGATAGAATGGCACAAAGTAATTGGGAACGCGAATTTAAGGCTTTACAAGCAGAAAGAAATAGAGATTATGCTTTGAAACAACAATCAATGAATAGCACTCAACCAATCACTGACACACAAAGCGGAAATGTTAGTGGTACAGAGTTAATGCCGAGGGTAAATTCATTCTTTAAATATTATGACAATTCATTTAAAACAGTAGAAGACGCAACTGCTTGGCTACAAAAGAGCGGTTATAACAACGAGGAAAGAGTACAAATACTACAAGAACTTATAAGAAGGGGGTAATTTATGACTTTTAAAGAGTTAACAGAAGAACAAAAGAAAAAATTATTTCAAACTGTTCAAATAGACACAAAAAATATGACCCCTTATGTTAGAAAAACAGAACCCGAAAAACCACTTGTAAATAAAGTAACGCCGTTGGCAGACAGAACTTTTAGAGACGCTTTATTAGATACTGGAAAATTATATACCGATATTGGCGGTACGGTTGTAAAAGAAGTTAAAAAAGCACCAGGAAAATTAGTTAATTTAATCACTAATCCAAAAGAAACTTTAATTGGTGCTGGAACAGGAGTTAAAAATTTAGCCGAAAATATTGACCAATCTTTTGAAGAAAAAATAATGTTATCAATAAAAAACATTTTTGATAAAAGGAATTATGACGAACTTTTAAAAGAAAGTCGTGAATTAAGAGCGAAAAGAGAACTTGGCATTTCACAACTATCAAAAGCGCCTATTGAAAAAAACGAAACTTACCAAAAAGGAATTAAAGGCGAATTGCCAAAAGCAAAACAAGAAGCGTTCAATTCAGCACAAAGTTTAGGTAAAATTGGCGGTGCTGCTTTAATTACCGCAGCGACCGGAAATCCACTTGCTGGTAAAATTGCATTTGGTGTCGGAGTTCAACAAGAATATCAAGAACAAGCGTTGGCAGAAGGTAAGTCAGAAGCACAGTCAATTATATTTAGTATTCCAATGACCGCAGCCGAAACTTTCCTTGAAGGTAAATTGGGAGTGGGCTTTAAAGCACAAAGTAAAGGATTATTAAAATCGGCTATTGAAGAGGGTGCAGAAGAATTTGTAATGCCTTATATAGAAGAAGCGACACGTGCAATTCAGTTTGGCGAAAAAGTTGATTTAGTCGGCACAACAAAAGAGGCGATCGCTTCGGCAGTTGATGGAGCGGTACTTGGTTTAGTAATGCAAGGCGCACAAAACGCAGTGCCAAGTGCAGTTGCTTTAAAAAACAAGATTGATAATAAACAAAAAATAACTAGTTCCGAAATACAACAAGTTGTACAAGATACGCAAAATGTTTTAGGTGAAGATATTTTAGGACAAACGGTGCAAGAAATTGTTAAGGCGACAAATGAAAACATTGGTGTTGTTGATGGGCAGGTACAACCTACACAAGGAACAACATTTGCAGAAGCGAAAGCGCAGTTGCCTACAACGAAAACACAAACACAGGAAATTAAACCAATAGAGCAAATACCTACACAAGAAGAAAAAACAGTTAAAGTTCCTTTAAAAGAACAATCTAATATAGACAACACAGGAAAAAAAGTTCCTGAAGAAATTATAACAAAATTAAAAGATAGCAAAATCAAAAACGAAAAAGGACAACTATTAGAAGTATATCACGCAACAGATGCAGATTTTAAAAATTTCGATATTAAAATGGCTCAAAGTGGAAACGATTATGGAGTATGGGGTAAAGGTTTATATTTTGCTAATAAAGATACATCCGGAGTTTACGGTAAAAACTTAAAGAAGGCATATTTAAATATGAATAATCCACTAGTATTATCAAAATTTAAAACAATTCAAGAAATTGCCGACTATTTAGATATAAGTGAAAGTAACTTTAAAATGGACGAAACATCCGGACTTCCTAAAATAATCGGAAGTCAATCAGGACAACTATCGTCCCAAGCAAAAATTATGGGACACGACGGAATAGTAGCGGATTTTAAAGACGGATGGACAGAATATGTTGTATTCGAACCAGAGCAAATAATACAACCTGATATTATATCAAAAATTAAAACTGACAATAACAAAACACGAACAAAACCTATCGAAGAATTAAAACAACAACCTAAAATTGCTAAAATATTAGAAGAAAAACCAAAAGTTATTGACCAATCCGTCCCAAAAACGATTGACAAGATTATTTATGAAACTGTCAACAAAGGACACTATGTCGATAAGTTAGCAAAAGCAACAGGCAATAAAAAACTTACTGAAAAATATGACAATATGTTTGTTGCACAAGCAGAGGGCAATTATTCTATCGGTGAGGCACAAACAAATAACGAAGGAAAAACAATAGGTAAATCGCTTATTGAAATATGGAAACCGGTAAACGACAGCGGCAAAAATCCAGAGTTTAGTGATTACTTATTACACAAGCATAATATTGATAGAATGGCACAAGGTAAACCGGTATTTGGCGAAGATGTTACCGCTGAAATGTCTGAACAAATCGTAAAAGACTATGAGGCAAAAAATCCGGAGTTCAAAGAGTGGCAAAAAGATGTTAATAAGTTTTTTAAAAACGAATTGCAAAACTTAGTTGATGCCGGATTTATAACAGAAGACACGCAAAATGTTTTAAATGATATGTACTCAAATTATGTTAAAATACAGCGAGATTATCAAAAAGGCGGAAAACCTATTGCAGATATAGGCGGAAAATTAAGTATTAAAGCACCTATCAAAAAGGCAACAGGCGGAAATGCCGACATATTGCCACTTGATGAAGTTATGGCGCAAACAGTTATGTTGAATAAGAGTTTGATCGCTAGAAACAATTTCGGGCAAGAGTTATATAAAACTATTGGCGGAGTTGAAGCAACCGAGGGCGACATTTACGAAAACCTTACAAAAAACAAAGACGGAGGTTATAGTTTCACGGTTTGGGTGGATGGACAAAAACAAACTATCACGCTTGATGAGGGACTATATGAAAGTATAAAACCAACAAAAGACTTTGCACCTGCTCTACTTGCTCCTTTTAGAAAATTGGGCGAGTTTCAAAGAGAAGTGTTGACAGGTAAAAACCCGTTCTTTATGGCAAGAAACTTTTTCAGAGATATGCCGGACGCAGTGTTGAACTCAAAATATGGCAAAGATTTTCCATTAAGTTATGCAACTGCATTAAAAGAAATCGCAACAAATGGCGAAATGTGGAAACTATACCGAGCAAAAGGTGGAGAACAAAACAGTTATTTTGACTATAAAGATGGAATAAAAGCACCGAGCAACAATCCTGCTAAAAAGTTTATAAAAGGAATTGAACAAGCAAATATTATTATCGAACAAGCACCAAGACTTGCGGAGTTTATATCTACTATAAAAAACGGTGGAACAGTAAGCGAGGCTATGTATAATTCGGCTGAAATAACTACTAACTTCAAACGAGGTGGAGTAGTTACAAAAGCATTGAATAAAAACGGGGCGCTGTTCTTAAATGCTTCTGTTCAAGGTTTATCAAAACAATTTAGAAATATAACGGGACAAAATGGAGTTAAAGGTTATACAAATTTGTTAATAAAAGCAAGTGTAATGGGAATATTACCAGCCTTATTAAATGACTTCTTGTTGGGCGATGATGAAGATTATGAAAACTTGCCAAGCACAATTAAAGATAATTATTATTTATTTAAAATTGGAGATGGAAAATTTATAAGAATACCAAAAGGACGTGCAACAGGAACTATTGGGGCGGCTGCTAGAAGAGTTTTAGATAATGACTTTGAAGACTTTGGGCAAACGTTCGCAACTAACCTTGCACCTAATAATCCACTAGAACAAAATGTATTAGCACCAATTATACAAGCGGCTGCGAATAAAACTTGGTATGGTGGAGATTTAGTTAACAAAAGATTGCAAGGCGAATTGCCAAAAAACCAATTTGACGAAACTACTGACGAGTTTAGTAAAGTGTTGGGTAAAATGACAAATATAAGTCCTAAAAAAATAAATTATGTTATTGACCAATATGGCGGAGTGTTGAGTGATATATTATTGCCACCACTTACTAAAAAGGCTGAAACAGGTATTTTAAAAAGTAATTTTACAACTGATGCAGTATTAAAAAATAAAAATGTTGGCGATTTTTATAAAAAATTAGAAAAGGCAACGCAAGTTAAAAACGATAGTAAAGCAACAGATAAGGATTTAATAGAATATAAGTTTTTAAATAAAGTTAATGCCGAGGCTAATGACATTTATAAACAAAAAAGAGAAATTGAAAATTCTAAATTATCTGATAAAGAAAAGAAAAATCAAGTTAGACAATTACAAAGAGAAATTAATGAAATATTTACAAACGCTCTTCAAGCAAAATCAAAAATTGAAAGTAATTATGCCGAATATGGCGACTTTAATTTTTATAAAGACAAAGATAACGAGTGGCAAAGTGTTGAACAAAAAGAATTTGAAAAAATTTCAGAATTTAATAAAAATGAGTATTTCAAAGAATATGTTAATGTTAGTAGAATAAGAGATAAAGATAATGGTTATGAAAAGGTCGAGAAAAAACAAAAAGTTGTTGATAGTTTATTGAGTAGTAAATTAAATGATGAAGAAAAATCTTATTTATACGGTAAATATTATTCAAGCGACAAAACTTTAAATGCACTTGCAAAAACTAATATCAAGTTCGATTATTTCCTACAACTTCAAAAGGCTACTGCCGGACTTGAAGCAATAGATGATCCTAAGTCTAATATTGAAGGAAAGACAGTTAGTGGGAGCAAAAAGAAACAATATATAAAAGAATTACAAAGTTTAAAAACAACTAGAACTAAAAAATTAGTTTTACTAGGACTTGATTATGGATTAAGTAAACAAGAAAAGACTGAAGTATTTAATTATATAAACGGACTTAAACTATCTGCTAGTGAGAAGAAGGAAGTATTAGAACAAATGTCAAGTTTTGATTTTTATGAAAACGGACAACTGAAAGGGTGGTAAAATGGCAAAAGTTGAATTAGAAGATTTAAATATACAAAATACGCCCGAGGAATTAAGACAGGCGTACGACTTTGACGGAACAAAAAAAACAGTTAGCCAAACAGTTACGGCGGTTGAAGAT